TGTCTATGGATTCTTTGAAGATGCAAATTATAAGTATCTAGATGTTCGTGTTACCGCTGGTCCTTGGGCAGTTACAGATACTCTCGTAGGTGCAACAAACTCAACAACTGCACAAATTAGTGCAGAAGAAGATAGACTGCATGTAATTGATCTGAGAGGCGACTTTGCCAACAATATTCCATTCAAGGGATATACCAGTGGCAATTCTGCACTACCTACAGGATTCCTTAAGACACAAGCTGCTGTAACCAGCAATTCTGGTGGTACTCTGACAGTAGATACTGAAAGTTTAATTGGCAGTTTTGAAAAGACTTCTGTGGTTTATCCTGAGTCCTCTAGACAATATCTGGATGTTTCACAATATGCTGGTCTCGATGTTCAGGTTGGTCAACGAATTGCATCTGAGGGATATATCAGACTTGGAATTGGTATTGTTAGTGGATTGAATACATTCGTAGAAGGTAATAGACTTTACAAGGTTGTTAACGGCAATCAAGATACTGCTAACTACGCTATTATTACTGAAGTTGATCTTGATAACAACTATCTCTATGTTAGTCAGGTTGTAGGCACATTTACTAACGGTGATTTAGTTGGTGATTATGGTGTTGGTAACAACTTCCCTGTTGGTTACGCATCGATTAGCACTAAGGTTACAACTGCTGGCGCTGCTGCTGCTCTTGTACAGGATATTCGTCCAGTGGGTCTTAACAGAAGAATCTACCTGAGTGATATTCGTGGAGCATTCGATCTTAAAGATTCTATCAAAGGTCTTGATGGATATCGTGCAGCAGTTATTGATAAGGTTGATTTGAAGGCAAGAACAAAACGTGCTTTCAAAGGATTTGATGGTACTCAAACCAACTTTAAACTTACTACTGATAATGGCGTACAGTATCTTCCTGATCCTGCAGGTCATCTATTAACCTTTATCAATGGTGTTCTACAACCTCCTGGTGCAACGAATGCATTCACAGCATTCTCGGATGAAATTCAATTCACCGAAGCACCTGATCCTGGTGCATCCTTCACTGGATTCTATGTTGGTAAGTTGAGACAGTTGGATGATATCTCGTTTGAGTTTGATTCCTTACGTCAGTCTTTCAACCTCAAGCGTAATGATGTATTCTATTCACTGACATTGACTGATGGTGTTCAATCGAGCGTTATTAGACCTGAAAACAATATCATTGTTTCCATTAACGGTGTTCTCCAAGAACCTGGTGTTGGTTTTGAAATTGTTGGTTCTAGAATTATCTTCTCAGAAATCCCTCGTGTTGGATCGACCTTTGTCGCATTCTCCTACGTTGGTTCTGAAGCAGACGTTGAAGCAGCATCTGTCGTTCCTCCAATTGAATCGGGTGACTTCATCCAAATTCAAGGTGAGACAACTGACAGAGAAGTTGCTCTGATTGAATCTTCAAACTCCCTAATCACATTTGATTATCTGGGATCTGTCTTTGGACAAGATGGGCAAGCGTCCGCTGTTCTGACAAGTGGATTCATTGACAGGGTGCAGGTTACTGCTGGCGGTTCTAACTATACATCTAGACCTACTGTGAGACTTGACTCTATTTCTGGATTCGATGGTCAAGTACGCGCACTGGTAGGTGTTGCAGGTGTTGAAATGAGTAGTTCGGGTTCTGGTTATCAAAACCCAGAAATCATTATCGAGACATCTGTTCCCGATGATTGGACTGCACCAGATCTTTCCCTATATGGTGAAGAGGTTATCGATCCAGAGATCCTATAAATAACTAAAAATTCCTACGAGTAATGGCTAAACAAACACTCGGTCTTGGAACCACTGCCAACGATAACACAGGTGATACTCTGCGAATCGGTGGTGACAAGATCAATGATAACTTCAATGAAGTATATGCTGCATTAGGAAATGGCACTAACTTAACGGTTAGTGTTACCAATCCTGCTGTAGGGCAAGTCTTAAGGTATAACGGAACGACGTTTTTACCTTCTGACTTTACAAACCTTACTGCCAACTTAGATGTTAATGGTAGCAATATCGTTTCTTCTTCCAACGGAAATATCGCCATTACTCCTAATGGAACTGGAAACGTTACTGTTAGTAACGGTAGTATTGTTAATACATTTAACGGTTCTACAGGTGTTGTAGATTTTCCTACAAAAGTTCAATATAAAAATGAATATAGTGCTTTAGGTAATGCTCCTGCAGCAGCAAGTTATGCTGGGTATTTCTTCACAGTTGATGGTGATGATAACCCATATGTTAACATTAATATCACCGCAGGTGGTGCTGGTGATGTACAAGCAAAATTAATTACTCAGTATTCCAGTATTGATCTTCTCGTAGATGTAGATACTACAACTGCAGCACCAACTACCGATCAAGTTCTTGCTTGGAACGGCACTAATTGGATTCCTGCAGATCAGACAGGTGGAGGCGGTGGTGGAGCAGATCAAAATCTGTTTGCTACATTCTCTGGTGATACTGGTAGTACTACAGCAAATACTACTACTGATAGTCTCACAGTTACTGGTGGTACAAACATTGCAACTGCTGTAGTTGGTGACGTTCTAACAATTAATTTTGATGGAACTATTCCTACAACTTTAGCTGCTCTGACAGATACCAATGTAACTGGTATCACTCAAGGTGATTCGTTGTTCTACAACGGAACTCAGTGGGCAGTTGTTAAGAGTCCTATTACTTGGTGGGAACTCAACTCTAATGGATCAAACCATTACACATTTAGTGGTCCTGGTTTCCCAACAACACAAGATGATCCCACAATCTATGTTCATAGAGGGTTCACTTACGCATTTGATAACTCTGTTAATGGTGGAGCACACCCATTCAGAATTCAATCAACTCAAGGTTTAAGTGGAAGCGCATACACCACGGGTCAAACTGGTAGTGGAACTAGCGTTCTTTACTGGAATGTTCCTATGGATGCTCCTAACACACTTTATTATCAATGCACTATTCATTCTTTAATGAATGGTACTATTAACGTTGTAAATTGATAAATGGCAAGAACTGTTCCTGGATCTGGTGCCGTCATCGAACCAATCTTTGACGAGATTTTCGGTGTTCGCGCAGTAAGAGTAAAAAGTGGTGGTAGTGGGTATAGTCCTTCGGATCCGCCAAGACTAACTATTGATGGGTGTGGCACACCCGATCAAGAAGCATTGTTATATCCAATCATCGATGATGATTCGGGTAGGATTATTCACGTCCGTGTTCTTGAAAGAGGTCGTGGGTATGATCCTCTAAGACTTCAAATTATTCCAGAACAGGAAACACCGAACGTTATAACTTCGTTCGATATTAATAAAATCTGGCAAACACATCCTAACTCTCCAACTAGTGGTGTGTTTAGTGGTGTTACTGATAGATTGACAATTCAATCTGATAATCATCCTAAACCAACCTGGACTGAAGCAGAAGCAGCACCTGGAGGTGGTTCGCTTGTAGATAGATCGTTTGATCAAACATTTGTATATCGTGGTGGTAAGGATGTTCCTAATCCTGGAGAGCGAGAAGAGCAGAAAGATAAAGTAATTGGTATTTTAGCGAACGGTGGTTTACTTCATACTCCAGAATGGGGTACTGATGGTGGAACACCTGCTGGGTTCTCTATTGATACGGTAAAATATGATTATGTTAAGAGCACTGATGTATATGATTCAATAACTGAGAATAATGTTCGTTATTATCAAACCAATAAGGTAATTAATGAATTTGATTTAGATAACGGTGTATTTGATTGGGGTAATTTTGAACAATATACTTGGAATGTAAAAGTTGAGTATGGAAACATCATGCTCACAGTCTCCAATGTTGATGAAACATTAGGCGCTGTTGAAGTTGGTCGTATTGTTGATGAAGTTGGTGGTATTGCTAAAGGAGAAATTGCAAAAGTCTCTAGAGATAATTTAAACAATATCACTAGAATTTATCTCAGAAGTGTATCTACTGGAGCAACTTTTTCTAATGGTGATGTTTGTTTAGGATCTAATGGATTTTCATTCACTGTCTCAGATGACCCTAGATCTTTAAATGTATATTATATTGATTTTGGGCAATACGCTGAAAAATTTGGACCATTTACACCTGGTGTATATTATCTGGCACCTCAAAATATACAAGTTAAAAGAAATTATTTAATTGTTTGGAATCAGACGGACTCGTCTAATCAGCAGGGTGCAGGACATCCATTACGTTTGAGTACCACAGCAGATGGTACATTGGATGGTGGAACTTTATATTATAAGAGCACGGGTCTTTTACAGGGACCTGCAGCAGATTATGAAAATCAATATCAAATGATATTCATGATGAATGCTGATGAATCATCTCAGATTTATTATCATTGTGCTTATCACAGATATATGTCTGGATATGAGGGTGATGAAGGATATATAAGTCTCGATCCTGTAGTTGAAGACGTTGCACCTACAAATAACTATTACAGTAGTGATTTTTATCAATCAGATATTAATGATCTTAATACTATTGATAGATCCCGACATGTAGATGGACACTCAAAAGTTTTGGGTATGTCCTTCGATGGATATCCCATTTATGGTCCTTATGGATATAATGTTAGTGGTGCTGTTGCAAGAGAAGTTTCTTCTTACAGATTGAGAA